TTGACCGCCTTCGCCGGCTGGATCGGCAAGGCCGCGCAGCAGCACCCGCGCCTCGCGAAAGCGGCCGTCATCGGGACCGCTGCAATCGCCGGGCTGTTCCTCCTGTTCGGCACCGGCATGATCATCCTCGCCGGCATCATGGGGCCGATCGCTATCATCAACGCCGGGCTGACCGCGATGGGCGTGGCGGGCGGCGTGGCATCGATCGGGCTGCTGCCCATTGTCGGGACGGTGATTGCCGTGCTGGGCGCCATCGCGCTGCTCTATGCCGCGTGGAACCACTGGGACACGATCAGCGCCGCCTGGTTCAGCTTCTGGGGCGGCATTCGGCAGGGGTTCGTTGACGCCGGCAATTGGCTGAAAAGCACCGGCGTCGCGCTGTTCAAAACGGCCGGCACGATGATCATGCAGGGGCTGCTCGGCGGGATCGATCCGGGCATCGTCCTGGCCAAGATCCGCAGCATCGGCAGCGGCGCCATCAGCACCTTCAAGAGCGTGCTTGGTATCCGCTCTCCTTCCCGCGTCTTCGCCGGGCTGGGCGGGTACATGATGGAGGGCCTCTCCAACGGCATCGAAGGTGGCGAGGACGGGCCGATGTCGCGCCTCCACGGCCTGTCCCGTCGCATGACCGGAGCAATCGCTGTGGGTGCAATGGCGGGCGGCGGGGGCTCCGCAGGCGCTGCCGCGCGCACCGCGCCGCCCGCCCCCATCACGATCATCGTGCAGGGAGCGCCGGGACAGAGCGAGGAGAAGATCGCGCAGATCGTCGCCCGCAAGCTTGCCGAGGCGCAGGGCGTCGTCGCCCGCAACCGCGCGACCTTCGCCGACGAGGACGATTTCTGATGCTGCTGGCCCTCGGACTCTTCGCCTTCGGGATCTCAACCCTCGCCCATGACGAGCTGCAGCGCCGCACGTCATGGCGCCACGCCACCTCGCCGCGCATCGGCGCGCGCGATGCCACGCAATATGTCGGGCCCGGCGAGGAAACGATCTCGATCAGCGGCACCGCTTATGCGGAGCTGAGCAACGGCAGCGCCTCCCTCGACGAGCTGCGCGCCATGGCGAACAGCGGCGACGCCTGGCCGCTGCTCGACGGAGCCGGCCGCGTGTACGGCGCCTATGTCATCGAGACGATCGACGAGGGGCAGCGTGTCCTGCTCGCCGATGGCACGCCGCTGAAGATCGATTTCACCATCAACCTGCTGCGCGTCGATGACGAGGCGCGCGCATGAACAACGTGCCCGACTTCCGCCTGACGATGGGCGGCACCGATATGCGCGGCACGCTGTTCGATGAGGCGATGAAGCTGCTCGACATCACCGAAAAGGTGCGCCCGCGCCTTATCTCGCTTGGCCTGTCGGAAAAGCGCGGCGAGGAAGCCGACCAGCTCGACATCGTCCTCGACGATAGCGACGGCAAGCTCGATCTCCCGCCCACCGGCGCCACGCTGCAGGTTCAGCTCGGCTGGAAAAGCGGCCGCGACGTGACGCCCGGCCTGGTCGACAAGGGCCGCTTCATCGTCGACGAGGTGTCGCACAGCGGCCCGCCCGATCAGGTGACGATCCGCGCCCGCGCGGCGGACTTCGCCGGCGACATCAAGACACGGCGCGAGAAGGGCTATCACGACACCACCCTCGGCACGATCGTCGCCGAGATCGCCGGCCGCCAGAAGCTCACGCCGAAGTGCGCCCCTGCCCTCGCCGGGATAGCGGTGCGCAGCAAGGCGCAGAGCCGTGAAAGCGACATGGCGTTCATCCGCCGCCTCGGCCGCGAGCACAATGCCGTCGCCACGATCAAGGCAGGCGCGCTGATCCTGTCGCCGATCGGCGCCGGTACGACGGCCAGCGGCAAGGCCCTGCCAGCGATCACCATTCGCCGCCGCGATGGCGATGCGCACCAGTTCACCCGCCAGACGCGCGACGATGTTCCTGGCGTTGTCGCCACCTGGCACGACCGCAAGGAAGGAAAGCGCCGCACCTTCACCGCCGGCAAGGCAGAGGGCGCGAAGAAGCTGGCGCGGGTTTATCCGACTGAGGAGGCCGCGCGGACCGCCGCCAACGCGGCGCAGGCCAAGGCAGGTCGCGAGCCTTTGTCGCTGAGCCTTACTCTCGCCCACGGCCGCCCGGATCTCGCTCCGGAGCAGCAGGCTAGAACGACCGGCTACAAAACGGCAATTGATGCGACGCCATGGCTCATCACTGAGGTGACGCACAGCCTCGGCGATCGTGGCTTCACGACCGCAGTGAAGCTGGAAGCCAGTTAAGACGCGAAGCTAAACCTTAGATTTCACCATTCCGCGTCTTCTATTGATCCGCCAAGGCAAATATATTGTTATCCATAAGGTTTCGGCATGTACCAATCTCAAAAATTATCTCGAAGCTCTTCTTCCGATCCCCGATTATTTCATTCCCGCCCATCCAGAATCTTTCTAATCCGCCAAGTTTTTGCACCATTTTGTTTTGTATTGCGGCTACATCTTGGTCCGATGTGTTATACGCGGTCGCAAATATCCGCTTCGCTCTCGTTCCTGCCCCGTGATCTAAAAGATTCATATTTTGCGCTAGGTAACCGAATCCGAGAAATACTAGCGTCTCAGCGTTATGGACGAGATCTTGAATTCGTTGAGTAGTTCCGGCATCAGCAGACTCTGTGTAGGTTTTGATGCCAAGAGCGATGCGCTCCATATCCATCCCATCCCCACCTCCAAACGGAACTGTCGACGTATTGTCGTCCCGATCGAATATACCTCCTACCGAGCCATACGCGTGAATTATCGTTGCCTTTCTTAGCGCGTTAGTCGCAGTGTTATGGTCAACAGAGAAGTACTCAAGTACTACTCTGTATAGAAATAACTCTAAGCAACGATCGTAATTGAATACGACAAATGATACGTTGTCGAACAGCGTGTCAATATTCTCTGCGCGGTGGTTTGCCGTCAGAATTCTGGCAAGTGGTATATACCAACTTTCAGCCAGAGCCATCCTAGCTTTTTCCTGGTCTATGCCGCCTCTTCGAAGATGACTTTCGCGCTCAGCCATGAGGATCGCATGGGTGATAGCGAGCTTTCCTAGAAATACGGTATTTTGATCATTCTGCTGAGAATTTAGGTAAGTATCGATCGACCGGGCATAAGGCAAAGCAGTGACAATCTTCTGTGCAGCGTCGCGATAGCGTTGCATCTCCTGCCCCCAGCCAGGACCATGCTCCCGCTGCAGCCGATCAACAATGGCGCGCAGGATCCCGTCGTTTCCAAACCGATGGCCTTTCTGGTGCGGCGCCAAGACCTCGCTGATCTTAGTCATCAGCAGATCGCCGGCCGGTAGGCCTAGTTCACAACTAGCTCCCGCTCCGACGATGAAAACCGTTCGCTCCTGGAACAAGGCGTTCGCTCCAATCTAAACCATCGCATCGCGCGGGTCGCGTCGGCGACGCTCTACTTAAGCGCAGATAAGTCGACCCCGGCTTTCCCGGCCGCCTCAAAAAGAGTGCCTACACACATGAGCACCCCTGCCTCGCCGCGCTTCAGGTCCGCCGCCATTTCCGCTTGGACCGAGGGGCGAAACTCGCCATCAGCGATCTTCATCATACCTTCAAAACCGGATTGGCGGGCGAGGTAAGCATTTCTGCAAAACGTGAGCGCTTCTTCGGTCTTCGTGCGTGCGACTTCTGGTAGGCCCGCTGGGGCACTCTTGCCGTTGATTGTCATTGCCGCATCCCGACACGCTTCAGAACCCGACTTTGCCGCTACATAAAGCTCGACTGGCTTTCCAGTGTCAGCGGCGGCTTTGAGTTCCGTGAACGAGCGGTCACAGGGAGCAGCCGCTGTGATCACGTCCTTATGCAGCTGAACAAAAACGGCCTTCGGATCGGCCGACTGTGAGTTGCTGTCACCATCGCTTCCGCTGACGGCTGCAATGACAGCCACAACGGCGATAAGGCCGCCACATCCTAAACAGCCAAACAGCCCCTTCCGCTTCGCTGCGTCCTTCGCTGCTTTCGCACTCTCCACCTCTTCCGGCGAAAACTCGTGACCGCAGTGCTTGCAAACGCTGGCATCCAGCTTGATGTGCTCCGCACAGCGTGGACACGCCTTGTCGTCTTGCTTCATAGCCCCCCTTATGGCCGCCCCCGCAGCCGCTTTGTTCAGAGCCGGCGCACGATGTGCGATACGCGGCCGACGATGTGAATTTCTTCTGGATGCGCGTGGTCAGGCGGCACGTGCGCGTTGTCGGAAAGGATCGTGACCTGTTCGCCGCGAATGCGGAGGCGCTTCATCATCGCCACTTCGCCGATCGTGAATGCCCAGATCGCGTCCTGATCGCGCACCGACCGGTCTGAGCGGTCGATCAGCACCAGGTCGTTGTCTTCGATCGTGGGCGACATCGAGTTTCCGCGCCCCCGTGCCCACGCAAGCTCCTGCGGAGCGGTGCTGGTGAGCGACTCGAGCCATCGCCTTGGAAAGTGGAGGACGTCGACATGGACCGGATCAGAAGCAAATGTCAGCCCCATGCCGTAAGCCATGTCCACAGACGCGATACTAACGAGATCTAGGCGATCAGCCATTTCGCCTTCAGTCAGCTCCGACGAGGCGCGAGGCGCTGGATCGTTTGTGTCACCGAGCAGGAACGCAGTCGTCGTGCCCAACGCTTCGGCTATGTCCGGCAGGAACCGCGACCGCGATGTGCGGCCGGTCAAAATCTGGCTGATCGCACCCTGCGTGCAGCCCACTTTCGCTGCGAGTTCAGCCTGCTCGATGCGCGCTCGGCCCATCGCGGCTTTCAAACGGTCCCCCAGCAAGGTCATGCTGCACCATAACGCGGAAAAATTAGACGGCTAATGTAGTTTGCTATTGCAGTCGCATTAGTTCGGTAATATCGATAGCTAATGTCGAGCCGATACGATCTTTCAGAGCAACAGTTTGAACTGGCTTTCGAGGCGTTTAGGAGCGCCGTCGCTAAAGCGTCGGGGCAGACCGGGCTCGCCAACATCTGCCGGTGTACACAGGGCCACATATCCCAGTTGCTCGCTAATAGGTCGCTCCTGCCAGAGCGCTTCGTGCTCAAGGTAGAAGCCGCAACCGGCATCACTCGTGAGGAATTGCGTCCTGACATTTACCCGCCTGCAAACCAGCCAGCAGCGCATCTAAGGGTCAGTGCACCAACGGTCGCTTTCGATCAGATCTCCGAATTGAAGCGGGCGCACCGCGCATGACGCAGCTGCGCGCGCCTCTCACCTTCCCCGCCGCGATGACGCGGGTTGCCGGCGTGATCGGCTGGCCCGCCTGCGCGGCGCTTGCCCGGCGCAACGAACGAACGGTGCGCTACTGGTCAGAGGATGGCTGCAAGGCCACGCCGCCGATCAACCTCGCGCTGGCCTATGACGCTGCCTATCAGGCGGCGGGCGGCGACGGTGCCCCCTTCCTCGACGCCTTCGCGCATCAGCTGCAGGTCTCCCGCGATCAGCACGACGCCTGCCGGCGCGAGCTGGCCGTCGCCGTGGCCGACGCATCGTCAGAAAGCGGCGAGGCTGTCGCAGCCGCCATCACCCTTACGCATACCAATGCCTCGCCGCGCTTGGCGCTCCGCGCGCTCGCCGAGGCAGAGCAGGCGCGCAACGCCTGGGGGCGCCTGATCCGGCGCCTGACACCCTTCCTTCCGACCGGCACGGGGCCGGCCGCAGGGGATACCGGGGGCACCCACCAGTGAAGAACCGACGTCCTTACCCGCCGCGCATGCCGGCCATCGCCTGCCCGCACTGCCTGTCACGCTCGATCGTGCGCAACAGCTGCGAGGTCACACCCACGGTCCGCGAACTGCGGCTGACCTGCGAGAACATCGATTGCGGCCACGTCTTCGTGGCGCAGCTGTCGGTGATCCGCACGCTTCGCCCGGCCGAACGGCCGAACCCGGCCGTTCGCATCCCGTTCGGCACCTGGCGCAGCCAGCCGGCCACGCCCGCCAACGACGATAGCCCTCCTCTGCCCGCCAACGATGACCACGGCATCGGCATCGCGATCGCCGCGATGCTGGACGCCAACATGACCACCTGACCGACGCGGCCCCGCGCCGCGCTCCCCTTCGCTGCCCCCTGCCCGCTGAAAGCACCCGCTTTCGGCAACGCCCCCCGCTTGCCTGAAAGATCACCCCGCCCGTGCAACCCGACGTCCTCCGTGAAGTCCTCGCCTGCCTGAAGCGTGATTACGGCTTCAAGGAGAAGGGCCGCTATCTGCAGGAGGGGAAGTGCCCCGCCTGCGACAAGAAGGAGCTTTTCACCTGGGCCGATAAGCCGTTCGTCCTGCGCTGCGGCCGGGAAAACCGCTGCGGTGAGACGTTTCAGGTCAAGCCGCTCTACCCCGAGATCTTCGACGATTGGTCGAAGCGGCACGTTCAGACGCGCGAGAACCCGAACGCCGCGGCCGACGCCTATCTGCAGCACGCCCGCGGCTTCGATCTCATGGGTCTGCGCGGCTGCTACACGCAGGAGGTCTATCACGATCCGAAGCTGAACATCAGCTCGGCGACCGTCCGGTTCCCGCTCCCCGGCGCACCCAACACCTATTGGCAGCGGCTGATCGATCAGCCCGCCCGCTTCGGGAAGAAGAAGGCGGTCTTCGCCTACGGCTGCAAATATCAGGGCCTGTGGTGGACGATGCCGGCGCACAGCGTCGATGTCCTCGCCAGCGCGAAAGAGATCTGGATCGCGGAGGGCATTTTCGATGCCATCGCGCTGAACCAGTCGCCCGCCTTCCGTGATCGCGGCGCCATCGCCGTCAGCACCCTGTCGTGCAACAACTGGCCTGGTACCGCGATCGACGATCTGCGCCGGGCCGCTGCGGATGCCGGCCGCGCCGCGCCGAAGCTGGTCTTCGCCTATGACGTCGGAAAGGCCGGCGTCCGCTACGCCCGCGAGTTCGTGAAGAAGGGTCGCGACGCCGGCCTCGTCTGCGGCGCCGCGCAGGTCCGTCCCAATGGCGAGGGCGAGAAGGCCGACTGGAACGACCTGCACCAGGCGGACAAGCTCACCGCCGAGGATCTCGAAACCTACCTGTGGAACGGCGACGTCACCATCGCCGCCAGCGCGACCGAAAAGGCGATGCTGATCTACAAGAAGGAGCGCTACGCCTCCTTCCCGATCACCTTCGCCGGCAAGCAGCTGTGGGCGAGCTTCTCCATCGAGCGGATCAATCAGATCCAGCAGATGTGGATGGAGAGCGATGATCCCGAACACGCGCACTTCAAGGATATGTCGTCGCAGGCGCGGTGGGATCTCGCCGCGGAAGAGGCCGTGGACGTCGATGAGCTGGCGAACTGCACCTTCCGCACCCTGTATTTCCAGCGTGACCCGAACCTTGAGGAAGGCGCCTATTTCCTTCGCGTCGACTTTCCCAAGGGTCGGCACAGCGTAAAGGCGACCTTCTCCGGCTCGGCCTGCTCGACCAACGGCGAGTTCAAGAAGCGGCTCGCGTCGATCGCGCCGGGCGCGCAGTGGACCGGCAACCAGTTCCAGATCGACCGGCTGATGCAGCTGCAGTGGACGTCGATCAAGATGGTCGAGGCGATCCAGCACACCGGCTATTCGATCGAACACGGCGCCTGGATCTTTGGCGACATCGCGGTTCACAAGGGCCGCGTCCACGAGCCGAACGAGGAGGAATTCTTCACCCTCGGCAAGCAGTCGGTGAAGCTGCGCACGTCGGATCGCCTGCTGCGGATCAGCTACGACGCCGACAAGCTGAACCTCTCATGGGTACCGCCCCTGTGCACCGCCTATGGCGTGAAGGGCATCGTCACCCTCGCCTTCTGGACGCTCAGCCTCTTCGCCGATCATGTCCGGCGCGAACAGGACAGCCTCGCCTTCCTCGAAATGACGGGCCTGCCGGGCACCGGCAAGACGACGCTGCTCGAGTTCCTGTGGAAGCTGCTCGGCCGCTCGAACTACGAGGGCTTCGATCCGACCAAAGCGACGAACGCCGGCATCGCCCGCACGCTCGGCTCGGTCGGCAACCTGCCGGTCGTCCTGATCGAGGCGGATCGCGGGCAGGACGCGCCGCACGGCCGCAAGTTCGAATGGGACGAGCTGAAGACCGCCTATAACGGTCGCGCCGTCCGCACCCGCGCCATCGCCAATGGCGGCATGGAAACCTTCGAGCCGCCCTTCCGCGGCGCAATCGTGGTCGCGCAGAACGACACGATCGAGGCGTCGCCCGCGCTGCGTGAACGCATCATGGCGATCCATTTCGACAAGAGCCTGTTCAGCGTCGAGGGCAAGCGGGCTGGCGAGCTGCTCGCCCGCGTCGACGTGGAGGCGGTGTCGGGCTTCATCATCCACGTCGTACGGCGCGAGGAAGAGATCCTCACCGCTTACCGCGAGGCGTTCCGCCGCCACGAGGCGGTGATGCTGCGGCACCCCGGCATCCGCAACGGGCGACTGGCAAAGAACCACGCGCAGCTCGCCGCGATGCTCGACGCCATGCGCCTGGTCGTGACCAACCTGACAAACCATCAGGTCGAGCAGGCGCACGCCTTCATCCTGACCATGCTCGAAGAGCGGCAGCGCGCGGTCGAAAGCGATCACCCGCATGTCGAATGGTTCTGGGAGCGGTTCGACTACCTGAACAATCCGATCGGCTCGAACGCCGGCGCCGCACCGCTCGATCACAGCCGGTCGCCCGACGTTCACGCCATCAGCCTCGTCGATTTCGAGAAGCGCTGTGCCGACAACGGCCTCCGCCTGCCCTGCACCGCCAACGAGCTGAAGAAGCTGCTGAAGACCAGCAAGCGCCGCAAGTTCGTCGACACGAAGACCGTCAACAGCCGGATCGTCGACCGCGCCGTGAAGTGCTGGGTCTTCCGCAATCCCGATCACCAACCCGCCGCCCGCTGAAAGGAGCCACGATGTTGCATGCCCTCACATCACGCCGCACCGGCAAGTCTTCCCTCGCGCCTGCCCTTGCCTCTGCAGTTCCCGAGGTGATGACACCCTCGCTCTACCTACGCCTTCGCCGCGAGGCGGCTGGCCTCTCGCGCGCTCAGGTCGCGCAGCGCCTGTATGACATCAGGATCAAGCGCCTGTTCGGCGATCGTCGCCCTCGGCGGCTGTACGACAGCCTCGCGCAGGCGCTCGCCACCGTGCAGCAGCTGGAGACGTCCGGCGCCTACGCCAAATACCGGCCGATGATCGACTTCCTCGGCGGGATCGTGCCGCTCGACGTCGACGTCTATCACCAGCTCCGCGACGAGCCGGCCGATCGTCACCCGCTGGTTTGCCGTGGATGCGGTTGCTCGACGCACGACGCCTGTGACGGCGCCTGCACCCTGACAGGTACCCTGTGCAGCCACTGCGCAACCGGCGCGCGGAAGATCGCGGCATGAACGCGCTCGTCACCATGCGCCAGGTGCGCGGCGCCGGCGGCGAGGTCCGCCACGTTCCGACGCCCTACGTGCCGCCAGCGGCGAAGAAGAAGGGCCGGAAGCAGCACGTTCCCGATCCGATCAAGACCAGCGGCGAAACATCAGCCGAGGAGCTGCGCCTCCTGATCGAGCGCGCCGAACGACTTGAGGAGGAGCGTGCCGGCATCGCCGACGACGTCGCCGACGTGTTCGCCGAAGCAAAAAGCCGTGGCTACGATCCCAAGGCGCTCAAGAAGATCATGTCGATCCGGAAAAAGCGCCGCGACGAGTTTCAGGAAGAGGAAGCGATCCTCGAAACGTACATGCAAGCGCTGGGGATGCTGTGATGCAGGATCCGCGCTTCATGCACGATCGGCCGGCGCTCGCCGCTGTCGCCGCCTACCTCCATCAGCAACGTGTGGTCGGCTATCCGGACCTGATCGCAGCCGGCAAGATCAGCCAGGCTGCGGCCGACCGCGCGCTGCGGATCAGCAACGCCATTGCGGCCGATTGGGCAGCGATCGCCGCGATCGAGCCGGCGCCCGACTGGATCGCCGATCCCGATCGAGGCGGCGCCTTCAAGCGTGAGCGGATCGAGGCGCTCGGCGCCATGGCGATCCGCACCCGTACCGCCGCAGATGAGGATCCCGCCCACGATCGCCTGCGCGCCCTCGCCGACTGCGTCGACGCGCTGCTCTGGTGGGAGGACAGGCATCCGTCCGCCCGCTGGCTCGCCGACATGACGATCGAGCTGCGCGCCCGCGCCGCGGCCGATCGCGCCGCACGCTCAACCGCCAGCCTCGGAGCTGCAGCATGACCACCGATACCGCCGCCAAAAGCCGGCTGAAGATCGCCGCGATCATCATCCTCGCGATCCTCTGCCTCCCCGTCACCGTCGCCCTGCTGCTCGCCGGCATGAAGGAAACCCGCTGATGCGTAACCAGCTCGTCGACCGCACCGCCCTGCGCAGTGCCGAAATTGATCGTCTCGACACCCTCAGCCGCACCCGCGCCCTGACCGACAGCGAGAGCCGTCGCCTCGAACGCCTTATCTATAGCGACACTTACGCGACGTACCGGCGCCGCGCGGGAGGTCGAGCATGAGGCGCCCCCCCGCTCGCCCGCGCACCTGTGACGCACCCCGCTGCGCTGAGCGCGTCGCCAACGGAAAGCTGATGTGCCGCGCGCATTGGTTCGGAACGCCAATCCACCTGCGTCGCGCGATCAGCGACGCCTGGCGCGAGAAGCGGATCAGGGATTGGTCAGCCAACTGCCTGGAAGCCCGCAACTACCACGCCGCGAAGGCACCCTGCGGTGCCTCCATCGAAGCAATTTCTACCCGAAAGCACGAACCCTGATGCCGATCTCACCAGCGAACGCCGACCTGTATCCGGCGGATTGGCCTGCGATCAGCCGTCGCATTCGCTTCGAACGCGCAGGCGGTCGGTGCGAATGCCAGGGCGAATGCGGGCACGATCACGGTGGCCGATGCCCCGAGCTGCACGGCGAGCCGCACTCCGTCACCAGCTCGCCCGTCGTGCTGACGGTCGGCCATATTCATCATGATCCGGAGCGATCCGGTGACGAGGATCTGCGCGCCTGGTGCCAGCGCTGCCATCTCGCATACGATCAGCCGCACCATATCGCGAACCTGCGCCGCACCCATTCACTGCGGCGCATCGCCGCGGCCGGCACCCGCGAGCTGTTCGACACGGACCTTGGCGACCGGACTCGCCAACCCGTGCCGCTGCCGGACGTGGCGCCGATCGCGCCCACTGCGCTGCCGGCGTGGCCTTTCGGCGACCTGGTGCCGCACCGCTATGGCGTGATCCTCGCCGACTTCCCTTGGTACTTCCGCAATCGCACCGCTGCCGGCGAGGTGAAGAACCCCGTCGCTCATTATCCCTGCATGTCGATTGAGGATCTCGCGCGCCTTCCGATCGCGCGGCTGGCCGCGCCCGACTGCGTCTTGGTCATGTGGGCGACGGCACCGCTGCTAGATCGTGCGATCGAGCTGATGAAGGGCTACGGCTTCACCTTCAAAAGCGCCGGCGCTTGGGCAAAGCAGTCCCGCACCGGCGAAAAGTGGACCTTCGGCACCGGCTACATCTTCCGCTCGGCCGCCGAGTTCTACCTCGTAGGCACGATCGGCAAGCCGCGCGTCCTCTCCCGATCGATCCGCAACCTGATCGCCGCCCCCGTTCGCGAGCACAGTCGCAAGCCTACCCAGCTGCACGATGATCTCGAGCAGCTCTACGCCGGCCCCCGCTGCGAACTGTTCGCCCGTGCCCCCCGCCCGGACTGGGACGTATGGGGCAACCAGACCGATAAGTTCGACGGTAGCTGACATGGAGTTACTCACCCCGGAAGAAGCGGCAGCACGAATCCATGTCTGCACGAAGACCTTGCGCCGACTCCGAATGGCCGGTCACATTCGCTACGTCGCGATCACCGACCGCAAGATCCGTTACCGGGCTGAAGACTGCGACGAATACGTGGCGAGCCGCGCCCGGAAGGCACCTGAATGTCAGTCTACCAGCCGAAAAACTCGCCGTACTACCACTACGACTTCGTCTGGAACGGTCGTCGCTTTCACGGATCGACGGGCGCGAAATCGAAGCGGGAAGCTACGCGGGTAGAGGAAGCCGCGCGCGCTAAGGCTCGCGTCGGCGGTGTCGCGCGACCGCCTATAACGCTCGATGAAGCGTGCGGACTATATCAGGATCGTGTGGAGGAATTGCCTTCCTGGCGCGTCACTCGGTACATGCTTGCAGCGCTGATCGACGGGATCGGCAAGGCGACCCTGCTATCGGAGATTACTCAGCGCGAGCTGCTGCACTACTTCTCCAAACGGCGGGACGGTCGCACCAATGCCTCCGTCAATCGCGAAATCGAAGTCTGCCGCGCCATGTGGCGATGGGCGGCAAAGGCGCGTTATGACGTCGGCGAGATGCCCGATTGGGGAGCGCTGTTCCTGAAGGTGCCGAACAAGGCCCCGCGCGAGCTGAGCGCGACGGAAGAGACTGCCTTGTTCGGCGAGATCCGCGACGACTTGTTCGCCTTCTGCGAGTTTGCGCTCAAAACAGGCTGGCGCAAGAGCGAGGTGATGGGTCTGCGGTGGGCGGACGTGGATCTCAGCGCACGGACAGCCGGCACCAAGATCAAGGGCGGCGACGTGGTGCGCCGGCCGCTCACGCAGGACATGCTGGTGATCATCGCCAACCAACCGAAGGTCGGCCCGTTCGTCTTCACCTATGAGGCGGCGAGGACGAAGCCGGCGTTCACTGACAAGCTCGGCCGAAAGCACCCTGCCCGCAAGAAGGGCGATCGATATCCGATGACCGAAACCGTGATCCGTCGACCATGGAAAGCCGCGCTCGCTGCGGCCGGCGTGGAGAACTTCCGCTTCCACGATCTGCGCCACACCCGCGGCACGCGGATCCTGCGCGCGACCGGCAACCTGGCGGCGGCAAAGGAAGCGCTGAAGCACCGCTCGATCAAGACAACGCTGCGCTACGCGCACGCGACAGACAACGACGTGCGCAACGCGCTCGATGCATCAGAGTCCCGAACTATTCCCGAAGTTCCGGACGGCAAAGTGCAAAAAGGCTAGGCTTTCTGCGCCTTCCAGGCATCTACACATGCAGTGTGTAAACGAGCCGCTCTACCAGCTGAGCTAAGCGCCCCCTTGCGGGAGGACGCTCCTTTAGCGTGCCCGACGGATCGCGCAAGGCTCCTAGAAGCGCTGCTCGAACCAGACCCGCCCACCACGCGG